CCTGACTCTCAAACAGATACGTCTCGTGAGTGCCAACAGTGCCACCAGGGATCACACTACCAGCACTAGAAACGTCAACACCGTCATCAAGCCCGTTGGGGTCAGCGGCGACAGAGTCGCCATCGTCGTCGGTATAAGCCTGCCAGCCCAAATCCATCGTGCGGGACGATCCAAGAGCAGAGAACCCAACATACGACAAGCGAAGCATAAGGCGGACCTTACCGGCAGGAAGTTTCACCAGCGAAGCGGTAGAAGTCGCATCACCAGCACCAGCCCCCTGGGTGAAAGCAAAGAAGGCAATCCGAAGCCGACCATGAAGCTCATGGGTGGCAGGATGCTTCTCTGGAGTTGCAGTCGTGTAACCGACTTGCGTGGAGTCTTCGGTGGTAACAGCCATTGCTGTTCTCCTTTCCTACCTATGGCCTAGGGATCACAAGCGATCTCGACCACCAACTCTTCCTGAATGCGCGTGGCACCCACGGAGAAGTCGAGGTAGACCTGAGTCGAGTAGTTCTTGTCCGCTCGCTCAGTCACCCTGGTCGTGATCTCTTGGCCGACAGCAAGCCCAATAGCGTTTGGGGTCCAGCAGTAAACCAACTCGTCGCTAGAACCGTCCGTCGAGAGGGTTTCATACCGGATGAAGGAGAACCCCATGAAACTATTGACCTTGCCCTGGACCAGCGCGAATACGTCGTTGTAATCGCGGCTCTGGACCTCGGTTTCGGAAAGCAGCTTCGACAACTGTTGAGCGTTGGCAACGCAGAAGAGAGGCGCGTTGTCATCGATCTCGCCGTTCGACATGAGGATCTTCTTGGCAGCGATGAGCTTGCCGACCGAGAGGCCAACGTCACCCGAGCCAGAATCGTAATCATGGTTGTTCACGGCGACTTGCTGGGCGGCGGGAAAGGACACACTTGACGCAGAATCGTCCTCGTCCATTGAAGTGGCGTTGCCACCCATGGCCGAGTAGATGCTGGAATCAAACTGACGGCCAGCAGCCCAACCCGCGTTGACCGCATAAGGGCCCTCGGGATCAATGAGCAGCTTGACACGATCAGCGTTGTCGATCAGGTCAGCCCAAACATAATCGTTCAGGGTGACGCGCCGACGACTGTGTGGCGTGTTGATGAGCGGGGTGTCTTGATGACGGGAAGTGCGGGCCTGAACGGCAGTAGCGCCGATCCGCTCAAAATAGCCAGCCTTTCCCTTCAGGAAATCGGGGTCAGTACGAACAGCATTGCGGAGCCGTGAGCCCTGCTGCTGTGCGAGCATGACCACGTTGTCCTGAAACTGTTGCACAAAGGCAACTGTGATTTCCGTGGACATCGGGATCTCTCCGATTTGGTTGAAGCCAAATGTTTATCGGAGAGTAACCCGGAAACCCGGACCCTTCCTTGACTGATAACGCTCAGTCCCGACGACTACTCTTGGTAGCCAGCACGGACCCTGCAAAGCAGAGTAACCCGGAAGAGTCTTATCCCTAGACGAATGAAAAACTTATGTCAAGGGCAATTGTTTTTTTACAGGTCCATTTTTGACGTACTGAAAATATTCCTCTGCCTTTTCTGTGGCAGCAAGAATCTGTGAAGCCGACCCGTGAACATGGGCCAGCTTCAAGCATTCCAGTCGGATGAGTTCATCAGTTAGTGGTTTGGGAAAGGCCGCATCTTTCGATGTTGGGTTCTTCATGCGGCTTCAGTCCCGTGGATAACCTCATAGAGCTTGGCTGCATCAAGGACAGCTTGCTGATGCTCAGGGTGTTGCCGATCAAAGTAAGCAGAGTCTTTTCCACCGCTGCGGATCTCGGCCAGCTTGGCTTTCGCATCTTCAACACTCACGCCAGCCATGCCGCCACCTCCACCATCTCCACCAACGGAGTTTTCAGAAATCATCCCACCAATCTTGGCAAATGCCTTAGCCAGTGTCGAATTGCTGGCGACCAGGGCATTGAGCCCAGCATGATCCTCTTCAGCAAAGAAGCCAGTGATTGCCCTATTCACAGCACCAGTCTGTGCTTCATAGGTCAATCCCCATTCTGTGCGTAATTCAGCTGCGGTGCGCTCAATGTCAGCAGCATCAGTGGCCTCCATGTCACCGCTCTGCTCTGCGACACTAGCCATCTGATGATTCAGAATACCTTGCGCCTGAGTCGGCGTAAGACCAAGAGCGTGAGCCGACGCCTTAAACGCCCCTACAGCCTCCTCATCGTATTGATGACCCTCAACCTCTGGAAGCTCAAGTTCGTACTCTGCGGCGCTCTCAGGGCGTCCCAGCTTACCCCACAGACTGTTCCAAGCCTCTCCTGAAGATCGTCCATCTGGGATTGCCACCATTCCGCCCACTTTGGACTTGGTGTCGATGTACGACTTAGCCAGACCTCCGACATCTTTGAAATCGGCAAGGGATGCGTTGTCGCGCATGTCTTCAGGGAGTTGTTCATGCCATTCAGCCATTTTTCATTTCCTCTAAAGCAACGTCTTTAATTTCAAATCCTGACTTCCGACAGATTCGTAGGACCATGTCACGCTGACCTTCCCTGAATGCTGTGTCACAGGGATCGGAACCTTGTTTGTGGCTGATCCGAAGTAGGTGGTTGCGGATAAGGTCTCGGATGACGTTTTCGCCATGAATAGTCGAGAAGGCATTCACGTAAGCCTCATCACGATGCTTGACCTCTTTTTCGTTCACGCTTGTGGGTTCCTCACGGCATCAGCCTGTGCTGCCTGGAGGTCAGCCTTGGACGTATCAAGGCCAAGCTGGGCTTGCTGCTGCTGCTGTTGCTGCTCTGCGCGAGCCTGACGGGCCTCAGTCAAAGCCGCTTCATCACGAAGCACCGAATCATCAACATCCAGCTGCTCTGACACAAAACGAGCCACAGCATCGGTGTCGAGGATGTCCAATATCGTTGGATCTACTTGCGCCAAGGGTACCAGTGTCTCAACAAGACGCTGAATGGAACTGATTTCAGATTGGCGTTCCGCTCTCGCAAGGGGGCCTGTGTACTGAACATCGATTTCCGTTCTGTCGGATAGAGCCTGGGGGATCTCACCCAGAGCGCCAGCACGAAGCATGATGCTAAACACCCGCTGGATGAGCGGATTCAGAAACTCTGTCTCAAGCCGACCTAGGGTTGGCCCTAGGACACGCTGCATAAGCTCAACGCGAGTGCGGATTTCCTCTGCCGTCATCCTGTCGGACTGAGGGAGTTCCAGTTGGTCAACGAAGAATGATTGTTTGATCCCCTGACGTAATTCCTCCAGCTTGATCCGGCCAATGTCCGGTCTGCCACGGAATTCGTAGAACCACAGGGCATCCTTGTCCCTGACGGTGGTCCCCTTGCCTGGGTTCAGATTGACCTTGCCCACCACGCCATCATCTTCCATGAACCAGGGAGGATCGATATGCTTGGCCCAAGCCTGAAGCTCAAGCTCAGTGGCCTTGTTCAAGACCTTCAGATCGGGCAACGCCGTGCTGCCAGGGCCTCGTCCGTACTTCTCACCAGCATTCTTGGACCAACGGGGCAGGAAAGCAGGGAACTCCTCGTAGCCTGACTCCTCTAGCTTCTTCTCACCCGTTACACTGATGTAGATCGACTGCCACGGCATCTCGGTAGACGCAGGGCTATCCTTCTTGCGGCTCGCTCGCGGCCTGATCCAGTGAAGGAATTTCCATGTGTGCGTCGGATCTTTCTTGTCAGCGTCAACAATCTTCTTCGGCAGCTTGTCAGCACCGAACCGCTCTATGGCTTGAGCCGCTGTGAAGTTGATTTCGATACACATACTGTTGCCGTGACCCTCAGCATCCTCTTCAAACACGTATGCTTGTATTGGATACGAAGTAAAGACGAGTCCGTTAAAAGATTTGTCTCCCTTAAGCTCCTCACACAGCATTCCACCTGTTCCGAAACCCGAGATGTCAATATAGAACTCATGGCTTTGGCTATGGAAGTTTGATGCATTCATCGCTCTCCACATTTTCCGTGAGGCCAGCTGAAGCCAATCAATAACCTCTTTGTCCTCGCCAGCTTCGTCACCCTCCTCCAGCTTCAGACTAAACCATCTGAAGGCACGGCTCGTTAGAGTGCCTTGGAGATTTGCAGACAATATCTCGTGGCTGTGAATCCCCACAGAGGCGAATCGCTGCTTCTGCTTTTTCTCACCAGGGGTCCGACGCACGGTAATATCGGACTTCCGAGGAATCAGGTGGTCCCCAATCTCCTGCCAGTGAGCTTCCCAGGTGTTGCGTCGTCCAACGTGGAGCGCGTTGAAGCGTTTGATGAGGGCTTTTACTTCTTCTGAGGTCGTTGCCATTGCCTAGTCCAGTACGTTAAAGCCGCCGTCTGACATGGTCGTGGCAGATGCGGGGCCATTGGAACTGGAGGAAGGCCGACGAGCATGATGCAAGCTCATCGCTAAGTACCTGGAGGCGTCCATGAGATCGTCCCGCTCCTTGACGATCTTGCCGTCTTTGCGGTGGTACAAGCGAAATTCCTCAAACCAATCATTAAGGTGGGCAGCAACCTTAAGTCGGCCAGTCTCCATACGATCAATCATTATGTCAAGACCGGCCTGAACTGAGATACCTCCGTCTTTGTGCTGTGCGTGGTCCTTCATCATCCTCAGACCGGCCTTGCGCCAGATCTCGGAGACAGGTTTTCCTGAGTTCTTGTCGTGCTTGTGACCATCGTGGGGCCACGCTATCGGGTAGCCCTTGGGCTTGGAGCGCGCCAGGAAGGCAGCATGGTGGGTGGCGGCTGTCACCTTGCTCTGCCGATAGACGTCATGGATGTAGACGACATCCGAATCCATGTCGTAGCGAGCCCAGACCCCAGCCGTGGGATGGTCCCACTCGCTGAAATCCACGGCGGCGATGCAGCGGAAGTGATCGGGAAAGCCGCCCTTCAACTGATCGTGGGTGTATTTGATCTGGTCCTCACCTATCGGGAACACCCGAC